ATCTTGGCATAAGAAATTCAATTAAAGAATGTAGTTGGTTTGCGTTGAAACTCGTTATTAAAGAAATAAAACTGATATCTAATCTCGTCAGTTAAGGAGAAAATGAAATCCGTTTCCGGTCGGTTGAGTTGGCCATAGTTGTTGCTTCTCTGGTTCAGATCGAACTGAATAGTCGAAGTTTTGACAAAATGTGTCATTGAACGAAGGGAAGGTGTTCTTTCCTAAGTACATGATCTCGTCAAAAGCTGACTTGTGTACGGTCAGGTGGCGCTTCATATTTGGGTCGGGTTCGGGCTCATGTCCTTTGATGGTGACGATGTAGTCGAACACATTCCTGCATGTATTGTATACATGGAGGGATGATCCCATAGCTGCTGAGGCTAGTCCAATTGCTGCGGAAGCGGTTGCTCCGTAGGTTCTTGGTCTTTCTGGATATAATAATTTACCCAGAAGTTCTGCTTCATCTCGTGTGGCAATGCCGTTGCGGTTCCTATAGCTAAGAACTTCAACGTCGTTGAGCGAACGTCCTATTGAGGTCTTGTCAGTGGACAGTATCGCGTTGAAACGAGTGAGTGCTTCCTGCGCTAGCTTGATGAGAAAATCATCTCCATGGGTGTCGAGGATACGTTCTGCGAAAGTCGTCAGATTGTCGTCTCCTTGCACCAGGATGGTAAAGTCGTCGGCTTCGATGTTGATGCCGACTGCACTTAAGCAGGTGAGGATGTAGATGGTGTTGACAAAGGAGTCAAGCAATTGAGTTTGTTGAAACCCAGAAGCTATTCCGTTGAATTGCCATCTGTAGAAGGTGCCAGATTGTCCTAAGATTGGAGTGTGCTTGATAGCATTGGTCATCCAGTCCCAGAGGTTCTGTATCTTCCATTCCGATGTTTGTGAGGCAGAGTAGTCGTGAGTGTCAGACTTACTCGGTTCGTAGCCTTGGTCGAAATCAAACCATGATCGCCACATTGTGTGGACGTCATCGATGACTTCATGTAGAGCGCGGTGGTCAAATTCTGACCAGTCAGAGGAAACTGCAGTGTTGAACTGCGTAGAAGAGAGTGTCTTCCAAAGTTTCATCCATCCGCCTTTGAAGGTTTCGAAGCCCCAGAGCATTGGTGAGTTGACCTTGTTGTTAAGGTACTCCTTTTGGATGTTCCATAGAAACATGTTTTCTACCATGAGTAGAAGTTTCGGGACTCCAAAAACTGCTCGGTTCTTGTCGGGTTTGCCGGTACGTGTGAGGTGGGCCCGGGTGTGTAGCGTGTTGTACAGGTAGGGGATTGGCTCGTGGAGGTCGTTCCAGAATGGCTTCATTCCAAATTTGATTTGATGGACGTGCGTTCTGTTGATGTGAAAGATCTCATCGTACAGGTTGTGAAATGACGGTCGGTCATTCTCGATCTCGCCTTCTGACTGCTTGCGTCTAAGGAAGTTACTCCAGTAGGTGCTGCCAGTGTAGGGTGTTTCCGCTGAGACGTTGAGTGTCCAGGGGAAGTACCTGAGGTCGGGGAATGAGATAGGCTTCAGCCGTCTTGAGGGACGAAATATCTTCTCGCATACTCGGAGAGCACGGCGATAGTGATAGTCACGTTTGACGTGATGCTGCGGCTGGTCGGACTTTAGAAAGTCTTCTTCAGCTTGGGCGTCTGTTCCGTCAGCGCGTCTGAATCCATAGATGGCTTGTTCAGCTAATGTAGCTGGACATTCCATGTGGATTGCCTTCTTTATGATGCCTTCGAGTGATTGTCGAAGTGCGATGTTGGTGAAGCTTGAGAATACTCTCAGTCTTCCTTTCATCCGGGGATCGTGCCTTGAGAGGCTCCCGATTCGTAAAAGATTGGTTGTCATTGTTGTGTTGTTGTGTTGGTGGTGTTTTGTTATTGTTCCAGTGATCGTTCTGGTATAGAAATTGAAGCCGACGAGCGCCGTGGTGCTGTAGGCAAAATTCGAGACAATCGAGACCGCGAGCACGAGTCCGAGCAAGGCTGCCCAGGCCTTGCCGCGGGTCCAGTCGGCTCCGAGCCCGGCGAGCACGGCCAGACCCGGCAAGAGTGGGAGCCAGAACCGAT